GATTGATTGCCACCTACACCCACCACATTGCACATCCCCTGGCGCGTTGTTTGAGTACACACAGCGCTGATCCCATTTCGTCGGCAGTGTGTCCATTACCCGTTTGCCTCCGTGCCATCCGTCTTGCACGTCAATGGTGCTGGCAAGCGGTGGCCTGTTGAAGCATCCATGCTTTCTCTCCACTTGATGCGCGACTTGGCTTGATCTGGCTTGAGCGGCTGGAATTGATGGCACGATGGGGCGTCGAAGGATAAAAACGTAGCTCGATGCGGGGCAGCCTGGCAGTTCACGAAACCTGCGCGGGCCATCTTGTTGATCGTGCTGGCGTTCTTGGGGTCGCAGCCCGGGGGCGCTCGAAGTAACCCTTCCTTGCAAATCCCGCAGCACAGCATCAGTCCTGGTCAGCCTTGCAGCCAACTTCTCGCCCCGTGTACTCGTCATTCATGCCGGCCGGTGGGATGAAGCTCGGTGCAAATCCCACAAGCATGGGCATACCTGATTCATCCATTGCGCTGTTGCTCCAGCGGTCAGCCGATTCACATGCAAAATTAACAGCATGCGCGGTGGATTGGGCCGGTGGCGCGGGAATTGCTTTGCCAAGCGGCTGGAATTGTTCTGGCGTGTCGTTTGTTCGCATGTCAGGCTCCAGTGCTGCCAAGGCCATTTGTGCCTCGGATGGTTTCAGTGAGTGATTCGACTTCTTCAAACTCGTAGCGGTCAACAGGGATAAGCATCGCCTGCGCCACGCGGTCGCCTGGCTTGATCAGCACTGGCGGGCCGTCATCGTCTGGCTCATCGCAAACGAGGAGCACCTTGATCGTGCCCCTGTAGTCCGAGTCGATGACCCCTACCGAATTGGCAAGGCGGATCAAATGGTTGAATCCGTGGCCGCTGCGGCTGTAGACCATCAGCACCATTCCGGTGGGGACCTCTACGGCGAGGCCGGTGTCACACATCACAGTCACTCCCTCGTAGCAGGGTGAGCCGATTGCGCTGGCTCCTTCTACCGTTGCGGCGTACAGGTCAAAACAAGCCGCACCCGCGCTTCCGTAGGTGGGCATGCGGGCGTTTGGGTGTTCTCGCTTAAATCTCAAAATTTGCATCGTTACTCCTTGCCCAACAGGGCCTTGGTTAGCGCTACATAGCGCGACTTGATTTCCTTCAACTGCTCTACCGTCCACTTGGCTGGCGGATGTGGGCCTTCCAGCCGCTCAACTTCCGCCAGGCCAACGCGACGGATCAACTCAGCGCGGTACAGCACCAAATTTCCGCTCAGGTGCGTGTTGCAGGGGCTGCACTGTTTCCAGACATTGGTTTCCGTGTAGCGAAGCTCCGGCCGTGCGCCCGTGGACAAGTAGTGGCCGGCATGCCATTGCCCATCGTGGAAGCGCCCACACGACACGCACGGCAGCGCGGCATCCCTTGCCCTCACCCATGCGTTAAAGGCGCTCTGAGCCTCTTGCAGCCACTTGCTGCGGGGTTTTACTGCCTCGCGCCGGGCCTTGTCTCGGTCTTTCACTGCCTTGATTGCGCACTTGGGGCTGCAAACGCGGTGAGTAGATGAACGGGGGGTGAACTCCTTTCCGCACTTGCAGGTCTTGCACACGGGAACGTATAGGCGAGCCTCGGGGGCTGATCGACGGAGAGGGCTGCGCTTCATGCTGTCTCAGCCTCCAAACTCAGCGGCAAGCATTCGGAAGGCTGTAGCGGCGCAAAGTGGAACTTGTCCGTTGCCAATGGCTTTAAGTCTGTCCACCCGAGCGGCCACCCCATGAGCCACTCGACCCACCTCGGGTTCAGACTCCCACCAGCTTGCGCGGCCAATGTCGGCGTGTTCCTCTCGTATTCCGAGGCGTGCGCTCCCTCCTTGGCGTTGTGCGCTGTTGGTATCGGCCAATAACGATCCCGCTTTGATGCCGCCGCATGCGAACTCATTGCCCGATACTCTGCATAAGTTGTCAGCGTCCGAGCAAGAATTGCCAATTCCCCGTCGCTCCGAAAGCCCACTGTGTTCGGCGTGGGCCAAGAGCCAGAATCTGTCTCTTTGGTGCGGCGCTCCAACATCGGCAGCTCCCAACACTGTCCACCGGCAGTCATACCCGAGCGCGGCCAAGTCACTGAGGACAACTCCGAGTCCTCTAGTAATGAGAGCTGGACTGTTTTCCACGAACACGAAACGGGGTCGTACTTCGCCAACGATGCGCGCCATGTGGCCCCACATTCCACTGCGGGCTCCGGTGATGCCTGCACCTTTTCCTGCAACGCTGATATCCTGGCAGGGAAACCCGCCAGCCACGATGTCAACAATTCCGCGCCAAGGCTTTCCGTCAAAGGTTTGAACGTCATCCCAAATCGGGAAAGGCGGGAGAAGACCGTCGTTTTGTCGTTGGGCAAGAACAGCGGCGGCGTAGGGCTCCCACTCAACAGCGCAAACGCATCGGTGTCCAAGCATTTGCCCTGCAAGCACGCCTCCACCAGCGCCCGCGAAAAGATGAAGCTCATTCACTGGACCCCCGCAAACATTTCGTCAGGCACATCCCGGCCCAAGCTGGTGCGACTCCAGCGCACCCCGCGTTCATCGCCAAAGGCGTGCAAAAAGCTGATCAGCTCCCCGCTTTCCTCTATGCTCATCCCCGAAGTCGGGTAGGCCAGCACCACAAACCCGCCTTCGATGCCTGGCACTACGCGCTGCTTCCTGAGTGCTGCGGTTGCCATGTGCTTGAAGTCGGTGGGATCCAGCTTCATGCCGTGCCATTCCACCTGGCTGGCAATGTCGTTGAGGCATGACCACATGAGGCGGCGTTGTCCGTCTGTCATGCTGGCGCCTTAATCTTCCCCGCCGACGCGCATATCACCGAGCTGCGGCATGATTTGCCCAGCCTCGGCGCGGACCTTGGCAACTTTCACTTCTGCATAGAAGCTCTCGTTGATCTGGCCGGCCAGCTTGGTGATGTTCCGTGCCTTGTCCAGCTCAAGATCGCCGTTCTTCACGCCGACCATCATCATTGCTAAGAAGTCCCGAAGCTGGCCCGTGGTCTTGATGGTTTTGTTTCCGCTCATGGTTGATTTCCCTTTGAAGTCTGTTGATGAAAATTCGCAGTTGCTCTGTATCTCCGTGGCGCTTGGTTAGCGGCCTTATCCTGTTCCAACACGCCATGCACAACATGCTCTTGCTTTTTGTTGTGTAGTCCTTCGGCCCGGCGAAATTCCACCCGTAGCAGTCGTTTCGTATCTGGACCTTCTTTGGTGTGCTGAGTCGCCCGCACACATCGCACTCGTTGAGCTTTGTGTACTCAGGACCGCACACCTGATACCAACGATTGCCGGGCTTCCCGCTTTTCAGCGTGCTGCGCACCCAAATAAGGTCGCGAGTCACGCTGCCACCTTCCCCGTCTTAGCTGAGTGACATGCAGCGCAGTAGTCCAGCAGGCGGTACACCACACGCCCACTGCCCACCGGCCGCTTGCAGTCGTTGCAGCGGCGATTGATGACCATCCCACCGCTGCCGGTTGATCCCTGAGCGGTGCGGTCTTTCTCTTTGCTGTAGCGCTCGGTGGTCATAGCTCGATCACCACTTGCCCGGCCTTGCGTGGGCCGTTGAGCAGCGCATTCACCCGCGCCTGTGTCTCGGCTTGGGCCATGCTCATCTCGCGCTCTGTGAAGCCTTCCAGACACTGCCCGTAGTAGTTAATGACCGTGCGGATGGCTGCAATGCCATCAGCGTCCAGCCGCATGCCCTTGCCTGCCTGGTAGCGGTCTTTGGCGCGAACCATGCCGCCGATTGCTGCGTTGATGTCGGACATCACTTCGTCGGGGCGGAGTTTGTGCATGCCCAGCGCCATCGTTTCGATGGTGTTGAGGCAATCCGACAGGTCGCGCCAGTCGTCCACATCGGGGCTGCTGCCCGTCACCATGTTCGCCAGTGCAAGCCGAAACTTCGTCATCACCTTGTCGCGGGCCTGCTTGGACGCGGGGCGCATGGATGCCAGCGGGTTGAGCATCACGGGCCGGGGGCGGTAGCTGCTGCGCTTTCTCATGCTGCCGCCTCCGCAAACCTGGGCAATGGCTGCATCCATGTGGCGTGCCAGGCATACCCGCCCGGTCGGCGCGCAAGCAAGGCCACTCTGTTTTCGCACATGGCGATGCCCATCAGTGCGATGCGATAGCGGCCAGTCCGCACGCGCTCGATTGCCTCGTAGGCCACAGCCTCGCGGAGCCAGCGATCCACAGCCATGTAATCCGTGTTCATGAGCTGCGCTACTTGTGCGGTGGTCTGCGGGCCGTGCTCAAACAGGCGCTTAGTGACAAGACGCCAGCTCATGCTGCACTCCAACTGCGGCCGGTCATCGGGTTCACGCCAACAGGCACCAGCGAAAACACGCGGGGGATGTCGTCACCCGGCACGACTTGATAGCGGTAGTCCACCGGGGGGGTGCAAAGGCGGGTGATCTTGATCCCCGTTGGGAGGATTGCCTGCTCAGTGCTGTATGCAGGCCCCATAGACCGCTTCTCAGCCGCTTTCGTGCGCTGGGAAGCCTTGGCCCTTGCCTCGGTTTCTGCGGAGCGCTTGCGCTCAATGCGCGCAGCCTCCACTGCATGGCGTTCAGCATCTCGGGCCTTCTTGAACAGCTCGGCGTCTTTTTGGGTGGCAAACCAATGTGCTGGGTTTCCAGAAACACGGTGAATTGTTCCGGCGTTGGTCAAGTCAAGCAGAGCATTCGCCATCGTGTGGATGGAGCCTTTGAACTCATCCATGCAGCTTTTGGTGGTGACACCTTCGGCGCCTTGCTTGCGCATGAACTCCACCAGCGCCTGGCGAAACGGACTGCCTGACCGGGTGTTGCCCATCTCAACGTATGCCAACTTTCTGCGGTCATCGGATTTCAGCCAGCGCAGCACCTTTGCCTTGTTTCGCAGAAATACTTTTGTCACACCAAACTCGTCCATCAGAGATTGATTGCTTTCATGCGGGTATCGCTGGGCCAGTTCCGCCAGGCGTTCTTTGGAGAGCTTCGGGATAGTCATGCGGGTACTTCTTCGGGTTGGGTTGTAGGGGCTGGCGCGTTGATTGCCAGAACGGTGCAGGCCCACTTCAGGGCGTAGGGGTCAACAACTCGGCCGGCGTCGTGGTGAGCCAGCACGGTGCGTGCTGCGGTCAGGATGAGTTCACGCATCGCGGTGGGGCCAGTTGTAGAAATTGAGAGCAGGAGCCCCAGCGGTGGCGCGGTAATGCTGC